ACATTCAAGAAGTTCTGGAAAAAACGCAACATGGACGGCATGAGGATGAAGATGGTTGCAACTCAGAAGGCATACGGTGATGCTGGACTTCTGTTTTACTTAGACAGGAAGGACCAGATCAAGTGTAGGTTGTTGTCATACGAGGACGGCTATGTACTTTGTCCTCATAACGACGAGAACGGAGACAGACTGCTGGAATCTGTATATTACAAGGTCGATGGTGTAGAACATATCGACTCATATAGTGACAAGTTTTGCTACCACCATGTCAAGACCGTCAGCGATAAAGGGCCACAATGGGTGCTGAGTGATACAAGAGAACACGGGTTCGATGAAATACCTCTTGTCACCAAACGCGGTGATGTCGCTTGGAATGCTGTTCAGGATGAGATCGAGGTTTTCGAGGTTCTGTACAACGTATTCATCGTTATCCAGAAGAGACACGGCTGGGGACTGCTTTACATCAAGGGAAAATTCAGCGAGAAAGCCAAAAAGATTGCAGGTTCAGTAATACTGAATGATGCCTCCATGAACAAAGATGGAGACGCGAAATATCTCACGCCTCCGACTCCTGAAGGAATGCTGGAAACCCTCAAGAGCATATTCGAGCAGATTCAGATGGGTTCAAGCACGACATTCATTCTGCCGAAAGACATCAGTATGGGTGCCGACATTTCCGGAGTTGCGATACAGGTCGCCCAATCGCTTGACAATGAAGAAGCCCGTCGCGGAGCAACGGAGTGGCAGAATGTGATAAGCAAGATGGCCAGACTATTCCAATACGGTCTGGGAAAGGAACTTGTTAAGACAGGCAAGGATTTGAAGGCTTTCACCCGATTCTCCGACCTTGAAGTCTCTGCACATATCAAACCATGGACTCCACGAAGTGATTCAGAGTATAACCAGATGCTCAGCAATCTTGCAGGTGCAGGATTGATCAGTTACAAGACAGGCATTGAAAAGAACACCGAATCAACTCCTGATGAGGGTAAACGAATCGAGGATGAAGAGAAAAAGGCTGATGCAAAAGCCGAAAAGATAGCACAGAGAAACAACAAAACAAATACTGACGATGGAAAGACAACAGATAAATAAGAAAGCCTGGTTAATAATCGGGCTTCTGATCGGAGCATTGACATTGCTCGTACTGATTGCCGCAGAAATGTGGAGGGCTGCAGAGAACGAAATACGCAAGGAAAGTGAACCTCTGCTTCAGCTTAAGGCTTTCTTTGTGTCGCTGTCAGATAAGGCTATCTGGAAACGCTGCTGGGAGACAGTGGAGGCAGACATAGTGATTGTCAGATTCTCGGCTTCACTCATAGGCATGGTTATTCACTGGCTCATACTTGCCGCAATTTTCTAACGACAATGGCTGAATTCTGGAACAATTTGCCGGGAATTATCTCGGCACTTGCCGTAATAATTACGGCTTATTTCACATACAACCAGTACACGAAAAACAAGGAGACTGACCGCAAGATTGAAAAGATCAAGCAGGAAGAAGCGAAGAAAAGTAAACGACGGTCAGACAATTCCGGCATAGTGTATGGTGAGTTGTATGAAGTTCTGCGTGACCTTGGTGCTGACAGAGTTTACATAGTGCAGCCTCATCCTCTCGGGAATGAAGAAAAGTTGAGCATCTACTATGAAGTCAAGCGTAAAGGTATTGAGCCGATGAAGCCTGTCATCCAGAACTTGCCGATTGCCGAGGTCGCCAAATTCAATCGCAGCCTGATTGAAAACCTCTTTATGTATATCACCGACATAGATCACCAGATTGATGACAAATACACCAAAGCAATCATGTCAAGTCACGGATGCCAAGGGGTCATCATCAAACGGCTTTCTGACAACAGACACGATAGAAACGGAAGTATCTTTGCTGAATTCACTCGTCCTATCGACATAGAACAGGAGGCCGCCCAAGAGATTATGCACGATGCGGCAATGAATATACAGTATATTCTCCCTGAAATCACGGAATAACATGGCAGACATCATTAAATATGGAAAATTCCTCAATGACCTCGAAGGGGGATTTTCTAACAGGAAAAGCGACAGGGGCGGCCCCACATATCGTGGCGTGACACTTAAGACCTTTCGGAACTTCTATGGCCAGCACATGACAGTTAAGGATCTGCAGAATATGACAGATGAACAATGGTGGCATATTCTCAGGGTTGGTTACTGGAATAAATGTAAAGGTGATGAAATCATCAGTCAAAGCGTAGCGGAAATCTTCGTGGACTGGATGTACAATTCCGGATTCGTCGCCATTCAGAAAGTGCAGAACATCCTTGGAGTAAAGCCAGACGGCGTTGTTGGCCCTATCACCCTCAAGGCAATTAACGCACAAGACCCTGAAACTCTTTTCAGGAAGATATACGAAATGAGATTCAATTTCTTCCATCAGATTGTCAGAAATGACAAAACCAATACGCAGAAGGATAATCTTGAAGGCTGGTTGAACCGCCTGAGCAAATTCACATACCAGGAATGAAAAACATCATCCATAATCTACTTGTATTCATTGCAGGAGCATTCGCGGCTACGTGTCTGCTCCTGCTTGCTTTTCGCACAGGACATCCGGCAAGACTTTGTCAGGCCTTCATTGCCCCACCTGATACGCTAAAAGAGGTCATCACGATAAAAGACTCATCACCGGTCTCAAACAAGACCGTATATACTCCCAGCAAGATAACCATTCCATTGGCGAAGTCTTCTGTCTTCAGAAACAATATCTCTGCTCCTAAGTATTTCTTTTTTACAGACACACTCCATCGGAAAGATACCATATACCTGACTCTCAATCGGCAACAGAGGCACTACCAGACCGAAGATTATGAAGCATGGGTAAGTGGCTTCGATCCCAGGCTTGACAGCCTTCAGTTCAACAGATATAGGGATGTAATCACAAAGACCTATACACCACCAAACAAGCCGCACAGTCTATCCCTCTTTGCTGCTCCATCATTTGACGGGATAAACACAACCCTTCCTATAGGTCTTGAATATGGATATGAAATGAAATGGATAGAACTCAGTGCAGGAGTAGGGTATGACATCGTTGGCAAAAGGGTGAGCGTTCAGGCGACTGTTAATGTTCCTCTGATCCGTTGGCAATAAAAAAGTCTCTGACAACGCAAACATTGTCAGAGACTAAAAGGTGAGAGGAAGTACAAAGGTAATCTTTTTTCTCTATGTGCCAAAATCAGGCCCAATTACCATCATTATAAATATCAAAGCCTTCCTCTTCTCGATACATTTCATCCTCTCTGTCTGCACGTCCGGCATCAAGTTCCTCACCATAAGGGACATCAAGTATAGTGAGCATTCTATACGCTATCGGGTCGAGAACGTCCATACTTCGTCCGTTGCCAAGCATGGCGTTCATTTCCTTCTTCGGCAGCAGTTTCTTCATACCTCTTGTGGTCTCCTTAAACCTGACCACCTTGCATTCATCGAGCAATTCTGCCTGAACCGTAATCTCGGCCTTAAGTTTCTGATGCTTATAGATGGTTTTGGCAACTTTCAAAGAACAGGATATTCTTCCACCCTTGATCATATCCACAAGTCTATAATATGCCTCATCCTTAAGTCTGTCGCATGTCCTGGCATCAAGACCTATCGCCGAGGACGATGACACGAACGCTTTCGCATCCGGCATATAGTCGTGCATGTATGCTCCATGAGTTCCGTCGTAGATGATATGGCTGTCGGGCACACCATTCTTGACTGCAAACCTGTTCAGTTTTTGCCAGTTTTCACGCGGATAGCCTTTCTGGATTATCAGAATATCTTCAATATGAAAGCCGTCCCATAGCAGGCAGATCATGTTATCAGTACCCACGTCAGCCAAGTCCACCGTAATCCATTTGATACCGTTTCGGCATTCGTCGTTGCAGAACATTGACATTGCCGCACGTGATGGGATAGGAATATCGTCTTCCTCGTCCTCATCAACATTGAAGTTTCCTTCAATCAACTGTTCGGAACGCTTTCCTCCGACTGCAGCAACGGCTCCAATATAACTCGGATTATTGCCTACCGAAGCCTTGTTTTCGCTCATCTTTCCAGCATAGAATACAAATGAGCGAATAATGTCCTTGTAGGTCCAGTTGCTGCCACCAAGTTTTGCCAGTTTACGGTCTATGTTAGGTTTACAAAGGGCATAGACTTCCTCCGGGGTGTCACCCATGATTATATCCTTGACGGTCTCTCCGTTCTGGAAATAATATCTGACCACGCCGTCTCTTTCCGGGATAATGAACCCGTCAATGCCAATATACCAATCCAGCATATCTCTGGTCCAATGACTACGTTTAGGATTGGTTGTGCCAAAGACATGACCGGTGAAATTACTTTTTCCTCTGGCACGTGTTCCTACGATTGAAAATGTGGTGAACGCATAGGAAGTCAGCTCATCCATGTAGAAGACATCATACTGCCAACCTTTCGCTCGCTCCATCAGTTTGCTCGGTGTTTCGTCTGCAATATGAAGACAATCCACGTATGAACCGGACGGGAAAGTAATTCGTGGGTTTTCGGACGTTGTAACCTTGATCATGTCGCCATAGGCAATCTGAAAGTCATCGACAATACCACCACCCTGCTTCAAGTTTCCGAGATTTCGTCGGGTGAAAGCTGCTCTAAATCGAGGATCAAGCGAAGGTTCAGCCACCATCAGGATTGCAGCAAACGTATTATGAGTGGGAATAAAAAAGTCCGTGATGTATAGATGGCAAGCGTCCGACACCAGAATGCAACGTGTCTTTTTCTTTCCCCCGGGAACGATCTTCATCAAGTCTCTATAAACTACCCTTTCCTCACAATCACTGTCATTCATGTTTGGGGAATACACTTCATCTACATTCGGCATTGTTATCCATATCCGGTACCGATCATTACCACATTTCTTGCGGATCGTAGTTCCTCCGAGAGAATGAACCACGTATGACAGGTCGTGTGAGACCCTGCCACTGACCACAGAGGCAATGGTTGGATTAGTACCTGGCTCAAATGGAGAAGCCACTTCATCAATAAAACCTCGAAGGAGGTCCTTTCGTTCCTGAATGGACCCCCTTTTATATCGAAGTGGAATACCAAGGAAAGTCTTAACTCCTGCCATTGATAACCTTTCCCTCATGCCGGGACTAATATCCTTTGAGGTGATGTCTCCCTTGCCAAGAATACGCCCGAGGACGTAGAAAGGGACGTGAAGCCTCTCGTCGTAAGCATAAGGGGTAAACTCTACTGCTTTCGGACATGCTACGGCAAATCTGTCACACCCCATATCCATGATTTCCTGAGTTGTCAGAACACAGAATTCCTGTCGTTGCTTGTCGTAAACCTTCCATAAATGTTCAGCACAACATTGTGTCCTTCCATCTTTGAAATGCACGGTAAAAATCTCTCGGATTCCCTTCTCGTAGATTCTCAACACTGTCTGAGTTCCACCCTCAGTCGATGTTATGATGTCTCCTTCTACAAGTTCGCCCATTCTGACAAATCCGTCTGGGGTAAGAATCCGGGCATCGTATGGCTGTGCCTTTCCGCAGTTCTTTGTGATGAGGTAGTCATCAGTAATGTATAGTTCATCGTCATTTGAAACGCCGATGCAGACGACTTCCTGCTTGCCTATATCAATTATCTCTTTGACTTTTACAGGAACTGGCTTCCCGTCGATATAGCGAAAGACTGATACACCGTAGTCCAGGCCCTTCTCTACACTTATCTGATAGGATTCCAACAGTTCAAAGGATATGGCTGTCATTTCGCCGATACCGTCACGCAGAATCCACCATTTATGATCCAGTGCCGACTCTGCGCTGCTACCGTCCTCAAGGACAACACGAATGCAATCCTTTTCGCCCTCATTATCCCTATGGGTTATATACTGCCTTTCATTCTGAAGTCCGATTACTTCATCCCCCACTTTGATGTCGGCAAACTTGACAAAGCCGGATGGGGTAAGGATAGATGATGTCAATGGCTGAGGATTCAATACGCCACCACCGAAGACAGTATTACAGTTGCTTCGTGTAAACCTCTGCTGAAAGCCTTCCTGTGGGCTTACCACAGTAATGCCTTTCTTCCTCATCTCACCGATTTCTCTTGCTATCATATATGATTTTTATTGCAAGGTTATGGGATAAAAGCGGTGATTTTTACGCTTCTCGAAACAAACCTCTTCACTTTTGAAAAGGAGTGAAGAGAACGCCTTCCAAATCATAAAAGTTTCGTTAAAGGGGTGAATAATTTTGCGTGAAAAGACAATCGCACTATGAAATTCACGAAGAAAGAGGCTTGTGAAAAACTCACAGCACTGCTGACTAATGGAGGCAAGAAACCCTTGCGTATGTCAGCCAAGACATTGGAAAGTCATGTAGAAACCCTGATGACGCTCCTTGACAATGACGAACTGGAGTTGGATGACTTCGTCAATAAGGTCAAACCTATGTTGGAAAGCACCAATTCAAATGTCGAACATGATGTCTCTCAGGGAATCAAGGATTACCAGGACAAGAATCCTTACAAGAAACCTGAGAAAAAGGAAGATGATGAGGAAGAGACGGATGACGAAGTCTCTAAACTCAAGAAGCAGGTAAAGACCCTCCTTGACGAGAAAGAGGAAAGGAGCAAGTCAGCCAAAGTTGCCAGCATCCGCGCAGACATCAAGAAGTACCTGGAAGACAAGAACGTCAAAGAAAGTGAATGGATTGAAGACATGCTGGGAATTACAACGATCAGCGAAAAGTCTGTAGTAGAAGACGAAGGTGAACGCCTTCTTGGGCTCTACAACAAGTACAAAGCAGGTCACAATGTAACCTCCCCACAATTCCCGGGACCGGGAGAAAAGGGAGACCAGAAAGGTCTTTTCGATGACTTGGTTGAAATGGCCAAGAGTCGTGAAACTTATCAGTAATCACTAACACAGTAAGAAATGAAAGAATTCGGAGGCGTATCACTCGGTACAACCATGCTCCAGAAGCGTGGTTCCTTCGGAGGCGCAAGAAGCGTTTTCGTAAAGATGAAAGGAAAGCATGAACTCGTCTTCCCACCTATCGGAGGATGTATTCAGAATCCATTCAAGGGTCAGGCGAAACTCTTTGCCGGAGACCTCATTGAGTATCGTACTGAAGCCAACGGCAAAAGTCCTAAGTTGTATATCCTTAAGACTTTCCTTGTGAAAGGTGCTGTTGAAGACGGTGCGACTACTATCGTTATTGCAGGCGACGGATACAAGCATATCCCGTTTGCCGGTGACATCCTCATGGTTGCTCCAGACGATGTGAGCAAGACAGGTACAGCCGTAACAGTCACAGCGGTCAAGAAGGTGAATGAGACATACGAACTCACCCTTTCCGCTACCCTCGGTGCTATTGAGGACGGAGCAGTCCTTGTAGAGGCAGAGGCTGCTGGTGAAGACCAGAAGATGGTCGTGACCAACCCGAACACTTGTGCTCCTGCAGACTACGACATGTTCTATGCCCCAGCAACAGGAGATGAGGACTTCGACGGAGCCCGTTACTTCATTGAGCCTGTCCTTCACGAAGTAGCATTCATCGAGAAGATGAGTCCGCTTCCTGAGTGCATCAAGAAGCTCAACAAGTCAAGAATCAACGGATGGTTTGAACTTTAATCACTTGAACAGTTATGGCAAAATACGACTTTAACAACAGTAGATATGTTTCATTCTGGAAGAGCCAGGATGGAAAGAATGCCCTCTCTGTTCTCCTGACAAATCCCGAACTCATCAAAATGAACTACGGATTCTGGAGGACACAGTTCAAGGTTGATCCTCTTACTGGAGAGAGACAGCCTGACGGCACAGCTACTTTCGCGGCAAAGATGAGAAAGGCCGCAGTTCCCGGCATGTTGGACCTTCGTTCACCTCTCGGAGACTCTTATCCAAGAGACAAGAATGGTGTTGAGTTCTATCTCGGTACCATTCCTGACTTCATCGCCAAAGGTTATGTGGAGCAGGCTATGGAGCGTGAGGCCAAGAGAAGAATGTTTGACGAATACTTCGGAAACGATGCAGAAATCGTCATGGCATACCGCGACGACCTGCAGGTGATGATCGACGAAGGAAACCAGACAATGACAAACATGTCCGGACAGCTTCTCTCAAGAGGTAACATCGTCTGGAACTATGGTGACGGTATCAAGGCACCTCTCTCAAAGGCCACAATCCCTGCGACAAACTACAAGAAGGCAGGTGCAAAGGCATGGTCTGATCCGGAGTGCAAACTCATTGACCAGATGCAGAAGATCGAGGCTGACTTCCGCGACGAAAGCGGCTACCAGGGTCCTCTCAAATGGCAGATTCCTCTCGACATGTTCCGTAACGTCTTTCTCAAGAATACTCAGGTAATTGAGTATATCAAGGAGTGGAGAGAACTCAACGAGAAGGTGAACCTTACATCCATGACGATTACAACCGCCATGTTCGAGGAAGCCTTCAAGAACAACGAGTTCCTGTCTCCGATCGAGGTAGTCAAGGAACAGCAGAAAGACGGCGAGACCACAGTTCACGGCTGGGACCAGAAAAACGCCGTTCTCAGGCCAACAGGCTTTGCCGGTCAGGTCAAGAAGGTTGCACCACTTGACATCGTAATGGCAAAGAAGTACGGTGCGAAGTCTATCGTAAAGGTGTTCTCAAACGTGGACATCTTCACCTTCTTCAACACAACTCTTGACAACGGTGACTATCAGGAATGGCACACAGACATGGTAGTGTCTGCTGTTCCTACCCTTGATGAGTTCCTGTATCACGTGATTGTGGACACCTCTGTAGCAGGATAGGATGGAAGCATTGAGTATCATAGATTACATTGACGGTCTCACGGCTTTCGTACTTGACAAGGCAGTCCTGAAAAGGATTGCCTTTGACAGGGGCGTTCTGGATATTGATCCGAAGGATTTGACAGAGAAGCAGAAAGAACTGTTACACGCAGATGTCCTGTTTGTAATATGGAGTGGGCCCAACAACACCCCAAGCCTGAGCCACCAGCACGGTCAGTTCTCTACAACAAGAGGATCACAGACGTATGGTGACAAGGAGGACATCTATGATACAATGGTGAAAATCTATAGGAAGTATGGGGATGCGAAACTTGATCTCATCCCCGAATCTTCCCTCTCGTGGATGGAATGATGGCTTTTGACTCAAATATCGACCATTACCCTTTCAAGGGCGCGTTCTATAGGCTTGTCAAGGGCGATAAGTCAGTGCCACTGCATGAGAGGAAAGACCGTGAAGAACTCGTTCTTGAAACAAGGTGCGACATTCAGGAGGTTTCCAAAGCAGCGAACCCGACTCTCATTGCCACATTCAGCGTCTATTTCCCCCATGATAAAAAGACCAATGTACCGGTCAAGCGAGGGATGAAATTCTCCGGCAACATGTACGGGATAGATGTTTCTGGTCTTGTGACCAACGTAGTGGGAAGCGAATTGGGCGGCGTTGTCGCTTATGTCAAGGACTATGATACCTAATCCATGAAAGCCTTTGATGACATACTCCAAATGATTGCCGATGCTAAAGGCAGTTATGACAGTTATAGTCCGGCAGCATTTGAAGAGTTGTGCAACTTGGGACGGAAGGTAATTCAGGAAGCCTATGACAGCAAGGAAACCAGAAACCGGAAATTCAATCAGCACGATGCCTATGCCTTTGCGATCTATTATGACGGGAAGGAAATTCATAGGGAATATCTCGAACCTGAAATGTCAAAAGGAGAGATTTACGGAGCCGAGACCGGAGAGGAAACCGGTAGAAAGGCTGTGGATAAGTTCATTGACGCATACACTGCACCCGTAGGAAAGAAGCTGACCCTTCTGGTGGTAAACGGACTGTTTTATTCCAGACAGCAAGAGGAAGGTTATAATCCTCGCGGAGCAATGGACCGCTATAGAATCCTTTCTCAGACATTGGACTCTCTTGACGAAGCCGCAGAACTTTTCAAGGGGAATGTAGAACTGATTAACCTGTAAAATTTATGGCTGAACTTGAAGCAATAAACCGCAGAAACATATCTCGAATAGAGAGTTTTCTTGACAGCATCTTCCGTGAGAAGTTGTCAGACAACATATTCTTCGGTGGGCTTCCCAATGCCATAGAGAAAGGTTGGCAGGATGTCGTGACCATAGACATCAGCAACATCGTTGAGAAAGACGGATATGGTAAAGGCAAAGCAATGGTATTCTTGTATGCTCAATGCGACACACCCGGAGAGAAAAATGTCCCTGTCCTCCATCATCTTGAAGAGGCTCTGAACGCCATAGTATTATCATCATCCGACCCCTTCTATCACATCAACATCGGACGACGTTTCGGCGACTACGATGCAATAAATGACATGTTCTACAACGTCGTAGAACTCAATCTGATTATCACTTAAACAAAAACAGATATGGGAACAACAAGATTTTTGACCGGAGTCAAGGCGATTTATTTCACCCTCTGGAAAGAAGACAACACTGGGCTTGAAGAGACGAGGATCAAGCTCAAGAGCATTGTTGCGGACTCGACCTCTATCAAGAGAGCAGATTCCAACACCGCACCAATCGACTGCGAGACTTCCGATGACAGCATCCTTGACATCGTTACTCTCGGAAAGTGGGACCTCTCAATGGAGTCTGCCGATGTCGGTGACGAAATCATCGAGAAGTGTCTTGGCTTCGTCAAGTTCGGCTCCGGCTTTGCCGCACCAGCGACTTACAAGCGTAAGTATGCAAGGATTGATGTCGTGATGGAGAATGACACGCTCATCGCACCTCGCGTGAACCTTGATCCAAATCTCGACCTTTCCACACTTAAGACAGGTGTCGGCAAGGGCTTCATCAAGGGTAACTGCAAGGATGCCCTTCTGACTTTGAACGACAAGAGCATCGTCACTCCATTCGTCACTCTGCCTCATGCTGAGGCCAAAACTGTGACAGTAGCACTGCCGGCTGCAGAGGACGATGAGGCTGAGGCCACGACTACAGAAGGCTAACAGGGCTTTCTCTTGTAATCTCAGGGAGGCAGAAGCGAAGGCTTCCGTCTCCCTTATTTCTTAAATGCTCATGGATAAGAAGAAAAGGAAGAAACTCAATGAGCCCCCGACTTTGGACGCACAGGAGAGGCTTATCGAGATCATGAATGACTCTCCCAGACTGGTAAACTTCGATGGTACGCAGTGGGAGGTCAAGGCACTGAAGCCTGGTACCCAATGGCTCATTGCACAGGAGGCCATACAGATTGACAAAGGAGAATCATCTGCAATGGGTGATGTCCTCAAGCAATTTGCGATAAATGTCCCTGCCGTCGCAAAAGTCATCACACTCGGCTTGCTAAACGACAGAGAGAGAATTTTCGCCAACGGCAAGGATGGAGCATATAGTCAGGAGTTCGAGGACACATACCTTACCATTCTCTATGACACACAGCAGTCCGGCTGGATGGCACTCCTGTTTGAAATAATTCAGATGTTGGAGGTTGAAAGTTTTTTCTCAATTACCAGCTCGATTCAGATATTACGCCAGAAGTTACTCGGAAGGAAGACGACGATGGAAGAACAAAAACTGTTATTGCAAGAACAGAATGGGGGCAAATGATAGACTTCCTGAAAGCATTTCCATTCATAAGCAAGGAAGAATATCTATGGTCTTGGACCGTCCCGCAGGTTGAGCTGGCTGCGAATGACAATACACATATTGAACACCTGACAGAGGAACAGGCAAAGATTGAAACCGAAAAGAAAAACGCTATAACGTACTCCGACCCCTCGCAACTGTTATCTGACCTTAATGTCCCTGTCTTCAAATAATAAACGACATGGCAGATGGAATTGGTGCTGCGCTAACCATTGATCAGAGAACACTCGACAATCTTGAGACAGCACAAACAAGAATTACAGCAATGAGTGAGGCGGCGGATAAAATGGCCGCACACTTCGGCAAGGCATTGGGAAAGGCTGACAGCCTGGCAACCAAATTAAACAGCCTAAAACTGCCGGAAATCAAGATCGACATCAAAGACAAGGATATTCTCGCCTCGTTGAAGAAAGTCGCCGAAACAGCCGAGAAACTGTCAAAAATGGGGTCCTTTACCAGCAAGGCTGGCAAGGGTAAAAGCATTGACCCCGTCAAAGCAGAAGAGGACATCAATAATAGGCTTAAAGAAACTCTCACAAAGAGAGCAGACACTTATGCCGCCATAATGCAACGCATCAAGGAGTATCAGAAAGGCATTGCAGGACTGAAAGAACTTGGAGCGTTGGATGGCTTCACCTTGTCACCAACGAGTCTTAACAACATTACCGAATACACCAACAGGATAGCCATTCTCGAAGAAAGGCTTAAGAAACTGGGGGCAGGATTTGATTTTGCTCGTGCCGAGAACAGTGTCAATACCGCACTCGGATTGGATGACAAGAATTATGCTAATGCCTTGATCAAAATGGAGGCATTGAAAAAGGCAAAAGAAGAAATCCTGAAACCCGGTCAGGTAGGAGAGGCCGGAGAGGCAGCCCGTAACCTTTGGATCGAGCAGGTCGCAAAGGCTATGGATGATTTGAAAAGCAAGTTGCCTGGTCTTAAGAAAGAGGCTGATGCGGCTGCAAAAGCAGAGGCAGACAGAGCCCGTGAAGCCAAAAAGGCTGTAAAGGATGCCGCAAAGACAGCGGCATTGGAAGCGGAGGGCAAAGCGAGTCTGGCTGAAGCACTCGGGCTGGATGAGAACACTGTGGAGCAGATGAAGTCTAAGGCGACACAGATAGAAAATGCGTTGAAGAAACTTAAGAAGGCTGGGCTTGATGCCGATTCTTCCGTAGAATTCAAAAACGCCTCTCATCAACTTGACCTCCTGAAAAATAAGATAGTTCTGATCGAGGATGCTTTGCACAACTCTTCGGAAGCCGCGACCATGCTTGGTGGGGAACTTCGCAAAGTAGTTTCTGCTGCTGCAGTTTTCAACACCTTGAAAGACATGGTGAAGACCCGTGGTGATTTTGAACTCATTCAAAAATCCCTCGCGGTAATAATCAAGGATGCTCCAAAAGCGGACATGATGTTCCGCGAGATAGAAAAACGTGCGGTTAAATCACCTTTCCAAGTTTCTGAACTTGCGACACAGACCAAGCAGCTTGCAGCATTCAGGATCGAGACAGACAAACTTCTTGAAACAGCCGGTATGCTGGGCGACATATCTGCCGGTATCGGGGTGGATATGTCGAGGCTCATTCTGGCATTAGGCCAGGTAAAATCAGCGACGGTACTCAAAGGAACCGAACTCCGGCAATTTTCTGAAGCCGGAGTGAATATGCTGGGCGGTCTTGCTGACAGATTTACTGAAATACAGAAACGTGCCGTATCTACCGGAGAGGTCCTTGACATGATTTCCAAAAAAATGGTATCGTATGAGGATGTATATGCTGTTCTACAGCAGAACACAAGCATGGGAGGTACATTCTACAAGATGCAGGAGCAGCAGGCAGAAACCGTTCATGGTATTATCTCAAACCTGCAGGACCGCTGGGAGATTGCCTTGAATAAGATTGGAAAGGATAGTGATTCTGTGATAAAAGCCGTCATTAAGGGGATCACTTGGATTATCGAGAATTACAAAGTCCTCGAAACTCTCCTTGTGGCTGGAACCATTTTCTATACGCTTTCCGGTGGAATTGCATTATTGAGCAAGGGCCTTATAAAGCTGACCCTTGACATCAATAAGGCAGGCAACGCATTGAAACTGCTTAAGGCTGCATTTGGGGGCGAGAAGCAGGGATTCAAAGGCATTGTGGCTGCTATTGGCAAATTAGGTCCATATATCGCGGCTGTAGTGGCTGTCCTGGCTACAGTGATAATGCTTATCAGAAAAGCCAACAAAGAGACCCGAGAACTTAAGAAGATACAGGAGGAAGGCAACAAGGAAATGGCTACAAGCGTGGCCAGATATGAGGCTCTTAACAAAGTCATTAACGACACGACGGCAAGTGACAAGAAGCGCAGACAAGCACTTGAAGACCTCAAGCATGAATACGGCAACATTCTTCCTCTTCAAAACATAGAATTGAGCAATCTGGATAAACTTAATGAAGCATATTCAGAAAACATCCTCATTATTCAGCAATATATAGCCCAGAAGACCCAACAGAAGCAGATTGAGAATGTTGTCAGCAATCTTCAGGATGAAGAGAGCAAACGGCAAAGAAAGTTCATGAGGTCTTTTAACAGCATACGAGGAAATGCGATGAGGTTTGGTATCTCGGTCTTCTCCGAAGAAGAAATAGATGCTCTTCGCTCCCATACTGAATCAAAGATTCTGTCTGGTGAGCTTTCCACCATCGAAGACATCATGGCAGACTTTTTTAACTCTCTGGATGATTATTCTGGAAACGAAAAGGGTACTTGGTTAAAAAGATTCGGCTGGCTTGGATTTGACTCCGCCATCAATAGGATCAAGAGTCAGTTTGCTGATGTTCTCAAATCCATTCAGAATGTTCAGGAGCATTCAATCATTGATTTAAGGTTTAATGCCAACGCTCAGGAATTCAAGAAACAGATTGATGAATTCCGCAAATCTGCCGAGAAGTTCGGAGAGAATATCACAGAAAAGCAGAGAGTGGAATATGAGGCTAATCCGGCTCAAAAGAAGAGTGATATACAAGACTTTATTGACCAGAAAAAAGTAGAATTGGTCAAGAAAATTCAGGAGTCAGACCTTTCAGACATGATGAAAAGGGCTTTAATGATAGAACTTGATTCTGCCTATGGGTCAATCTCGATGTCTCCTATCGAAAAGGCGTTGAACGACATATTCAAAGACATCAACAAACAGTTTGATGGTTCCTCTCTAAACTTCGGATTCGGCGAATTGCTGAAAAAGGATGATGAGAGCCTTGATACATTTGTTGAAAGGCTTAGAAAAGTTCATCAGGAAAGACAGAGCATTTTTGAGCAATGGTCCAGCGATAATCCAAATCCTATTAAAGTCATGGAGTGGACGGTTCAGTTCGACGACATTGGCACCGTTGCAACTGACCTGAAGGCATTGGAAGCATTTTTCACTTCAATTAACGAAGTGATTGACGAAACCAGAAAGAAGCAACAGGAAGAAGACTACCTGAAAGCCCTTGAAGAGAGGAAGGCTGCTGTCAAGGCTTTGGCTGATGAAGTCATCAACGCCAAGGATCAGTTCGCCTTGCTTGACAACGAAGGTGATCTACTTTTCAAGGAGAAATTGGAATCCATGGCAAAGACCGCAGAGGTATCTTTGCCTGTAAACTTCGATGACAGCACAGTTCATGCCTGGCTTGATTCTCTGAAAGGTAAACTTGACAGAGAGGATTGGATCGAACTCAAACTTACTTTTAATCAGTCAGCCACGGAGGCGGCCTTAGAGAAACTTGCTAAAGAGACCGAAAGTCTTTGGGAAAAATATGATATTGCCATAAACCTGAGAGACCTTGGTATTTCGAGCGAGGGCTATAATGTTGCCACCCTTATTGCTGAACTGCAGAAGCAGGAACAGAAATATAGGGAGGTTAATACAAGAGAAAGCATTGAAGCTGCTGAAAACATCAAGAAACGCAGGCTTGAACTTCTTATCAAAGAGCAGGATGAGGCACTTAAGATAATTTCAAGGGCAAGAAAAGAAGCCGACATCGCTTCTCTACAGGCTGTCACAAACGGTTTCTCTGATCTTGACAAGATAAAGAATGTCAATAAAGATTCTGATAAGACCGGAATCGTAGTAGGACAGGCAGAAATAAACGAAGCGACTACTGCACGTATCAGAAAGATGTATGATGAAATTGGCAAGGCTCAATGGGAATCATACAAGAGTACCGAAATGTATATTGCCGCATTCGGGGACCTCGAAAACATTGGTGTCGGAGCCCTTCAGATGCTCAAACAGCAACTTTTGGGATTCCAGCAGGGAGCCGCCGAATCGCTGAACCCGTCAGATGTCAAAGCCATTGCGGATGCAATAGCCAAGATCGACGAGGAAATTGCCAACGCAGAAAATGCCGGAAGTGTGTTCCGAGATATTGCTGCCGCTTTCCGCGAAGTGAAGACGGCGAAGCAGGAACTTGACAATCTTCCTGCATATAAGAGCGACATGGATCGCGCTCAGGAGGAATATGACAAAGCAATAAAGAGACTACATCAACTTGAAGCGGACCAGTTGAATGATCCACAGAGTGTCAGTCAGGAACAGTTGGCAGAGGCTACAAATAAAGCAGCCGAAGCGGAGAGGAACCTGAATGATGCAACTGGGAAATACCTTGGTACAATTAGGAATGTAAACAACGCCCAATCGAAACTGAAAAAGAATCTTGAAGGCTATACTGAGGGCTACAATCAGGTCGGCGACGCTCTGAATGGTGTTATTGATCTGGCATTTGGCGTGGCAGAAGGTCTGGGAGTTGCTTTCGATGATGATACTCAAGAAGTCGTGAAGTCATTCCAGCAGGGATTTGCTCTGGTAGGCTCAGCGTTGGGAGTTATCACGGCAATAATTCCTCTCTTCACTACCGGACTGATAGCCGCCGATGTGTCTGCCAAGTCCCTGATGACTACACTTTGGCCACTTCTGCTCATTGGTGCCGTTTTAGGTGGAATCATGGCAGCTATCAAGGCTTCAGACAATAAGAAAAAGGAGCAGGTCGAGGAACACAAAAAGAAGGTGGAAGAGTTGGAAGATGCCTACGAGAAACTGAACGAGGCAATGGATGAGGCTCTTAATCTTGATTCCACCAGTGCTTACTACGAGCAACAGAAGGCTGCTATTGCAAGGATGAGGTCAGAACTCAACTCTGCGATTGCCGACGAAAGAAGCCGTGGCAATAAGGCTGATGACGACAGTATTGAGGAAATGCAAAAGCAGTTGGCAAAACTTGATGAGAAGGAGAAGGAACTTGAGGCCGACATGAAAGAGAAACTTGGAAGCAAGGCAAGTTGGGCCGATGATGCAAAATCATTCACGTCTAACTGGCTGGAAGCATTCCGGGAAACAGGAGACGGTTTGGATTCATTGAAGAAAGATTTTCAGTCATTCTTCGACGACATGCTGGTTCAGCAACTCAATCTGAAAATCGCAGGTCCTTATGTCGAGCAATATCAGGCAATGCTTGACAAGATGCTGGCTGACCACGTGATTGATCCGACAGAGTCTGCAGAATATCAGGCATGGATGGATAAGTATCTTCCTATCCTGAATGAGCAGCTTAAAAATGCGACAGAGAGACTTACCGGGAAGGCAGAAAAAACCGATTCCGTAGAAACTTCTGCACTACAGAAGGGCATTCAGAACATTACGGAAACTACGGGACAGGCTCTGGAGGCTCTGGGTAACTCAATCCGTTTCTACGTGGCTGAGATTGCTGCAAGAGCCCTGAAAATGGAAAGTATCGTCTCCGGATGGACTGGAGCCGAAAGCCCGATTCTGAATGAACTCAAGACTCAGACAGCGATACTCAAAAGTATTCAGACTTCCTTCAGTGCTACAATCAGAGCCGGACATTCTCAGGGAGGCTCCGGTATCAAGGTGTTCATTGATTAGAGACTACTGCCCGGGCATTTCCGGGCAGTTCTCTTTTACTTTTTCCATGATCTGCCTATAATGTTGCTGATAGAACGGCTGATATTTAAGTCCATTCCTCACGTTTCCCATGCCGTAGAAGATACTTCTTCTTGACACTTTGTATTCCACGGCCAGTGTCCTTGCTGAATACCCGAATCTATAACGGAGAATATACCATGTAAAACTCCTGGCATCGGTAACATTCCGTGTCATGTTACCGATATTCCTTAACTGATCTGGGTCGAGATTGAAATGTTTTTCTACAATTTCTTCAATTTTTCTGTACATGATTGTGATGTTTAATTCCTCTCACCTTGGAATTACACATCCTCTCTCGCATCCTTCACCTGACGTATTGCTATACCGTGTAGATAAAGGAGTATTTTCCTCTTGATTATATAAGATTCCTTCTTGACAGTTGCATCCGACTTTGTATCCTCTACAATAACCTGATCCCCCTTTTTATAGACGAAGTCTGCAATGTACCGGCAATCTCTTTCGGCAACCCTCTTGACAATCTTGACCTTTGTCTTCAACTGCTTTCGGACTTCCTTATACTGCGTAGGTATCAGGACGAATGTTTTCTGCATTTCAAGGTCCGAAATCAACCCCTCCTTCTGTTTTTTCTGGAGAAACATCCACCTGTCACCTTCCAATGTGCTCTGAAACTTCCGGCCATCACGAACGACTTCATGACTACCATATTTATTCCTTTGTCTCTTTCGTTTCATCATTGTTTATAACACATAGATATTCGTACAATTTCTCCGGAGTATCTACAATATAGACCTTGTCATCTACTTCAATCTCGTAGCCTTTCTTACCTTCCCACATCCACCATGAGAGAAAATCTCGGTCTGTACCGGTAATGATTCCGAATAATTCGTCCAACGGGGTCCAAAGAGGGTTTTCCCAGATAGCAAACGAGGAATTAAAAATGCTGTTTAAGTGTCCCTGCACTTCATCTTCTCTGGCCTTGGCTTTCTCAATCTTTTCCATAAGATCGAGGAATTCTTTTTTACCTATCATAATTTCAAATCATATTTTAATCGTGACCTTTTGATTCGGCAGAAGAACATTCTGTAGAACAGAATTCCATCTTTACCCACCTTCCGTTATGTCTTATCTCTGAACTGTGCAGTTTATCTATCGGGAATTGTTTACTGCAATGAGCGCACGGGCGATAGCCTTCCCGTGGTTTATAATACTTCTCATATTCTTCGTCCAGTTTTACTTTGAGAGAAGCAAGGACATCATAAGATCGTGACCATGTAGTATCGTCGAATTGCCCGAAACAATACAAACAGACCTCGTCCGTAGTACAGTTACGCATCTTATATGTCTTCTGAAAGAAACGGCTTGCCCGTATCGCTTCCAGGTATTTCTCCATAGCAGCGACAGCCTTTTGTGTTGCTCGAATTTTAACAATAGGTTTACCGCCGCGTACCAGAGCGTTCGCCTCAAGACACTCAAACTTCGTGATAGTACGATTGTACCGATTAAGATAATAGACGGCAGGCAGGTCCTCTTTCAACCCGACATTGACTTCTGCGAGAAGTGCGTCTGCCTCAGCCTCCAATCTTCGGAATTTCTGAGTTAATGTTTCTTTATTCATAGCTGCTGTAAATGTTCCGTTAAAGGTTCCTCTCACCTTTTCCAGAGCACTACGGCTATTCTTCTTTCTTTGAAATCAGAGCCAACGGTTCTGTTCCATAATGTCGCGGTTTATCCGACATCACCGTCCAACGACATGTTTCCTGTATTTCCTTCGGCATATCAAGATACCGTTGGTATCGCATTACATGGTACAAATCAAACAATATATCTGCGGTCTCATCATAACCTACTCCATGATCTACGTCGCCCCAGCACAATGACTTCAACTCCCGGCAAGCATTCTCCACATGTTCTTGCATTTCCCAGAACTCATTCGTCGAATGTCCCAGATCACGCTGGCCGTCAGGCTTTCGTGGATGAGTTTCCGCATACTTCTCATGCCAGGCTTCTTCGCATGGCTCTTGAAGTGCGTGTTCAAGTTGTCCCCAGATGAGACGGCCCTGTCTTTCGCAAGCGTACTCAAGGATCTGCATCTGTTTTTCCGTAAGTTCGACCAGATACTTTCGAGGTGGTTGTGTATTTGTTTTGTCCTTCATGAAAACGAAATCTGGCCGCCGCATTATGCGGCGGCACTAAGTTACCATTTTATTGCAACAAAATCGGCCCAAATTTCAATAAATTGGCGACCAAAATAAATTGCCAACGCTTCCGTTTTTACAGCAAGGCGAGCCCCGAAGGTCGAATACGCAGCCGAGAAGGCGACGTACGAGCGCGCATAACCGAGACCGGCAGCCGTCCCGTAATTCGCAGACCCACCCCACAACAGGAGCAAATTCCGCTGCTTCTTCTCTTCCTCAGTCATATTCTCAATCTCGCCTTTCGTGTACAGATAGAACCATGGGAACCATCTATACTCTCCTTTCTTAAACTGTGGCTTCCATCCCTCATTTAAGGCTTCTGCAATGATTCGCAGTTTGTGATAAGCGATTACATCCTTTGGTTCATCTTTGTATTTTTCCATGAAGGCAGCAGCATCCACCCCAATTTCTGCACAGGCAGTTTCAAATGAAGTGACCCTTTCGCACACCTCTAAAGGATTGACAAGATTGTCCTTGCCAAAAATTTCTTCCAGCAATTTCTTAATCTCTGGTGTTTCTGACTTGTAGGCTTCCCGTGCTTGACTTAAAGCCTTCTCCGGATTGTAGTTTTTCTTTTCCATTTTCTTTATAATGATTATAATGTTCCTTCAGTAAGTCTCTTGCGGAGACGATCTAATTTCTTGCTGCGTTCCTGACAAAATTCTTCCCAGCCTAACATTAGAGCCAACTGTTCGCACATGATTGAAACATCTGCCAATTCCGTCATGATGTCCTGGCGTGAAGCACGACCTCTGGGAAATTTCGCCAAAGCACTTATCAACTCGCCACATTCTTCATTCATCAGTGCCACTCTGGAATCTACTCCGCATTTTTCTATGACAGAGTAATACAATTCTTGCTCATCCTTTGTCATAGTTTACGGATTCTATAGTGTTCTATGTCACGTGGCTCAAAAACACCTTCACCCTGAAGCGTACAGATGAAATCAAATATCTTCTGAGCATTTTCAATGTTGTCGAACCCTTTATCCCAGTAAAGCATGACCAAGCGGCACAACTCATGTGAATCGCACAGGTTCTGATCATAAGCAGCCACATCATACTTCCCGGTTTCTTTATCCTTGAATATCATATCAAGGTCAGGCTGAAAGAAACATGAGTACTGTTTCCTGATTCCTTCTATATGCCTCTTCATTTCCTTTAGAGCCCGATCATGCTTCGCCACCCAGTCTTTATCATTACGTATGACTTTCTTATCTTCTACTTCCTTATGGAATTCCATCATTCGGCTTTCAATGTCTTCAAGAACTGTGGAAGCACCAGTAACCATGTTAAGCATGACCGTAATAAGCCAGTTTATCTTCTTTTCGGCCTTAGCCCATCGTTCTGCCTCTTTCTGAACAAGTTCCTGATTGGTTGCGAAACATGGACCGGCATAAGCATACGGAAGGATATGTTTCTGCAGTCGGGCACACCATGTACAGTTCTGTTCTGCATAAGCACAGTCCGCACATCGCTTCAATCTGCCTTTTCCATCAACAGGCAGGTTTACGGGAGTCTTGATTGTAATCTTGACCGGCTTGTTATCTTTATTCATGTTATTTCTTTGATTTGTTATACTTTCTCTTGATAAGATATACCCTGACTATGCCGTTATAGCCAATCAGAGGGGATAGAGGATAGGCCTTTATATCTTGATAGGCAGGATTGGGATCATGAACTACATTGAAGTTCTTGTCAATGATTACCGCGTGTTCTGCAAAGGTTTCATAATTGAAATACATCGGAGAGAAAACAGTGGCCAGAAAAAGGCCATCAATGCCCTCGTGATCTTTGATTGCATCCAGTAATAATGACGGATCACTCTGTCCGCATTCATCGCAGCACTCCGTAGGATTATAGATGTTATGAACATTGGGGTTATGCAACATCATATATTCATAAGAATACCCTTTGGAGCCCAGAAATCGCCTCATACAATCCGTCCAATTCTTTACTGTTACGAAATTCGGCACTTTCCTGTCACTGATTCCCAACAGAGAACAGATGACAGCTCGCAGACAGTCTCCTTTTTCGGGATCAATTATTTTTTGATATACTTTTCTCATGCTTGTTTCGCTTAAGGATTTGTTCTATAATCTGGTCGGCATCTTCAAGGTGAAGCAGCAAAAAGTCATTCCATTTTATAGATTTTGGGGAAGGCGGTATAGTATTATTATGTAAATGGACCTGATACCTAATCCAACCATTCTTTTTACCAAGAATTTCATACGTTTTCCTTATTGGAGACTCGAATGGATCATCATGGCAAGTCTCCACTTCAAAGGTGTCGTTTTCTTTTAAGAGTTTATACGCACGCCTTCTCAGAATTCTGGGAATTAGAATCATTACGACTCCCAGAATAGCAAGTAATACAAATGTTAAAATCTGACTCATTTTCTATTTTTTTCTAATAATGACCAATACCTGAGTTGTCCCAGTCTTGCGACTGTGAGTTGTTCCTCCAGAAATAATTTGCGGTGATTACCAGCGTTATACTGCGAGCCGACAGCCCGATACCTTCCGGTAGTCTCATCTTTCACTGACACACGAGACACGCAACCTTTTTCTGTGAACTTCAAGAGAGCAGGACACCACCCGGAGCCATACTGCGCCTTGAGAAAATCCACCACTTTATAGACGATGGATTCGGGTACACAATAGTAGAAATAGTACACCTGCTCGGCATCGTGTTTATGGTCTTTCTTGAAGTCTGCCTTGAAATCCTGCCAGCTTCTTTTGATTTCTACTTCTGTCAGATAACCGGCCTTGCTTATCACGACAAAATCGGCTTCATAAGGCAACAAGCCATAGGAGAGATTCGGGATCATAATGTCCGATCTTTTATTCCACATGCCGCTATTTCTAAGGGCCAATGTTATCTGCTCTACACTTAATTGAGTGTCCATACCTAATCTTCCTCACTATGATAGGTCTTAACATCGTGACCATAATTAAATTCCGTATTATCCATATCAAGATCAACCCGATATTTAAGAAGTTGCTCGCCTTGAGCCTGTACCCATTCCCGACCAAACGCTGGTCGAAATCCTCCATCGAGAGACAACCATGAAGGGTCCTGAAAGGCTTCTTTCACCTTCGTTTTTACTATAAACAGAAAGACCAGCAAGGCCAGCAGTAAGATGATGATAATTGCTACAATCATAGGATTTCTTTTAATCTTGCCATATACGTTAATCATTAGAGGGAATTAGGAGGAATTTTCAGGGAATTCCCCCTAATTCTGCTTATTTCTTTAACAAGTCTTCGTTGTCATAAACATTTCCTATAACTTCAGCCCATTCATGCGTCGGGGCCTGGGTCACACATTCATCATCAAGATTATCGTTCCAGAGGAAGGCAAAGACACCTCGAACAAAACGGACGACGATTTTATGTTTTTCCATACCACGAAAGGAAAGTATGTCATCTTCATAAATCTCCTTTCCATTCTTGTCTTTGAGACCGGTAAACTGACAAATGGTTTCTTTGTCGCACATTGCTCCTGCAACCCTAAAGAAATGCGTGGCACCTGCCCATTCGTACTTTTCATCTACATACATTTCGGAGTCTGTATCTATAACACAAAAGTCGTCAGCCACAAGCAGCCCACTACCATTGGCCCACTCGCCATTGTCGAGCCTCTTCGCCCTGAATTTAATTTCTCGCATAATCAGTCCTCATTTTTGGTGTTCTTTTCATACTCAGAATAATCTTTCCCAATCACTTTGTAAACTGTCCTAAACATTGCGTTCTTTTCTTCTACACTCATAGTATCTATGCGGTCAATACTTTGATCTAACTTAATGTTAAGCATAATAAGGATAGGGTAAAAGTGGGGTTCTGCATTATCAGCATACCGAAGAAATTCCTTTCGTAGTTGAATGGCATCTTCTTTTGTAATGTTAGTTTTCATAATTTCTTTTCCAAATACTGCTTTTTAAGAGCGTCTTCCTTAATGAGCCATTCGATACAGTCAATGAGATTATCGTAGGTAGTAGGGTGAGAATAGAAATATATGTCTTTATTAAAGGTTACACCCTCGTACCGTATCGCTATTGTTCCTGTGTCATCTCCAGCTATCTCAATCAGCCTGTGCAGACTCCAAGCAGGGACTATTGGTTCCGGTTCTACCAAACTCGGAAAAGTATTTCTATCATCCTCCCATTCACAGAATGGTTCTGCGGTCACATACCAACCGTCATCATCCTTGATATGTATTGTCATATCCGCAGTCTCCTTCTTGAGACCGAGGGAAAGCAGCCTATCAGACTGCTCCCTCGTAGTACTTATCTGTGATTTGAATTCCATATTATTCTTTCTCTTAAACTTCATACA